AGCTACAGCAGTACCAGATCGAGCCGCTGAAATACCTTGCCGAGTAGTTGCAGCCAAAGCTGCAAGCATGATTTCAACAGACTGTCCAGCACGTACTGCCGATGGAGACACCAGACCAATTCTCTGGGTCCATTCCTCGTATGTACCAATACCTTCCTGAACCAACTGGAACTGCAAATCCATAAGGTGGTTTACAGATGTCAATGGTAATTGGAAGGCATTCAAAATACCAATGGTAGCACGAGACGCAGACTGAATGTCTGTCTGACCGGCAACAGCAGCCTTAGCGAAGGTCTCCAGTAGCTTTTCAGCTTCTTTAGTGCCAACTTCAAGAGAAGAGAAGATGTCGAACAAAGCCGGCTGAATTTGCTGGAAGGGAACACCAATCTTGTTTGCAACTCTAAGACCGATGTCACCAATCTCTTCTAGTGATGCTGCGAACTTATCAACCTGAGTACGAGTTAGATTAGACTGCTTTTGATAATCAATAGCAGCATCTACCATGCTCTTGATTCCAATTGAACCAACAACACCGGCAGCGAGCATACCGGTACCAAGTGCAATCATTGTGGCAGAAGCACCACCAAGAGTTGTACTTAGCTTCTGGGCTGCTACGCGACTTTCCTCAAGAGACGCTCGATGAATTCTAGACTGGTTGATTTCTTGGTCAACCGCCTGAATTCTATTCATGGTAGCAAGCTGATCAGCCTTGGACGCACCAGTCATTCTTTGTAGAGCTAATTGGTTTCTTAAAGCTGACCGTGCACCTAGTAAGTTTGCCTGTTGAACACTATCGCCAACCATACGAATGTCTCTGGAGAACGAACGCATGGCCCGTGTACCTTCATCACGGGCCTTGAGAACGAGCCAGAGATCTCTCGTTGCACTGAATGGCATTTATATCCAACTATCTCTATCTAGCCGACGCCTTAGCTTGAGCCTGGTCTAACTCTTCTCTTTCCGCTTTCCACACTAGAGTTTGTTGTAGTACATGCATGAATAGTTTATCTTGATCTAACATCCCACCAGCAGATGGCATTGTATGAAATCTTTCACACATGTTTATTAGATTTAATATGTTGATTACTTCTTGGGATGTTTGTGTAGCCTTAGTTAGTACCGCCTTTCTTATCTCTCTTAGGAGTTTTTTACTTCATCAGTGTTTTCTGCATCATTGAAACTATCAATTATTTCACCGATCTCTTTTCCTACCCGAGCATCTAGCTTCTTAACATCAGCAACATTCTTGAAGTTAAGCTTACGACCATCAGTGTCTTCGCAGTTGTGATCTACAATGAGATTGGCAAAATCCCACAGGGCAAGTGCTTCGGTTTGGATGTCGATTTCACCAGAGAAGTTATCTTTGTTTTTGCTGTTGCCATCTGACGCACCAACTAGGAGTTTAGTAGCTTTAGCTTGGCGAGCTAGGTCTTCTCCATAGGTCATTCTACGAACGATAACAAAGCCGTCTGGTGGCAATGTTTTCAGTGGCATTTTATCACTAATGTTGTTTGTTACTACTGCTGATGGCATGTCTGGTACGATCCTATCTACAAGATTAACCGATTGTACAAAAACGAACGCGATTGAAACAATCAGTAATTGATTTTTTATTGGTTGCATTACCAATACAAATGGAACGAAATACCACAACGAAGACACTCTAAGGGAATATGTCTTCCTGTGTCTTGATTGTGATTTGCCAAGACTTACCAGTGCCATCGATGACGTTCTGATAAGCAATTTGAGCACGAACAAGATCACCCTGCGAGCCATTGCTGACCTCATAAGTGTCCTTAACTGCTACTGGTGCTAGAATGCTAACTGAGTTGTTTACACCTTTGGATGCAGTCAATGTAACTGATTGAGCAGTAACTGCCTTGAATGCGTCATAGTCAGTACGAGATTCAAAGTCGCGTTCCATCGTCATGGTCGAGTTACGCTCACCATAACGAGTGAACTGTGCTCCACGACCAGTAGACTTCAAACGGAACTGAGTCTCAGCATTGTCTTCTACAGAGAATTCAAAGGTGTCAGTGTCAAGTACAGGAGTTGCTGTTGGAATTTCAATTGAATATGATCCAGCACCGAATGGAACAGTAGTAGGCCAGGTTGGTGTTGGCAATGACTGAACCGCTTCATCACTACCCATTAGATTTGTACTGAAGTTTAGTAGTCCAGAGTCAATGTTGAACTTGAAGCTAGATACTACAATTCCAGTGTAGCCAAACACAATACCGTTACGCACCAACGTCAATGATAAAGTCTTACGAGCTTGACCAGCCGCCGTTGGTGTAACAGTATAAGTGAAGTTTGGAGTTGTACCAGTCTTAACTATCAAGGTACGACTAGCCATGAGGAAGTAGATGAGTACATCCTCTAATGCTTCAATGTTGAATTCACCTTCTGGGTGATAGTTACCTGCCACCGCTCCGATGATATCTGCACTCTGACGAACTGGACGACGGAAAATTGTTTCGTTAGTAGAATTTATAGATTCGCTCAGGAATGGAATATACTTTGTCGGGGCAGCATAGGTGTTAGGTGTTGTTGCAGTATTAGAAGTAGGAAGCGCACCAGCAGGAGCACCTGGAGTGGTATCAATATCAGTTAGAACTAGACCAACTGTCTTGTACAGTAGTTCAGTATTTGTCGCTCCTCCAGCAGCAGTTTTATAAAGCTTATAGCCAGTAGCACCAGGTACAGTAATCCAAGTTACTGTAACAGTAGAAGTTGCTGCTGTAGTAACAATTGTCTGCTCGTTGCTCTGAGTGGTTTCACCATTAGCATTAATAGCAGTCACAATGTATTTGTAAGTGCCAGCAGTAATTGTTCCACCAACATCAGCTTTTGACAGTGCTGATTGTACTGGAGGTAATAACTGCTCAAAGGCAATACCGGCTATACCGGCAGCACCAATTCCAATCGTCATTACTTCACCTCCTCTTTCTTCTTAGCAGGCGCTACCTTTTCAACAGGTTCTGCTTCTACAATAGCGGTAACCGTCACAAAAGGTGGGAAGTTAGCCTTTGGAAGTGCTACCCCTTGTATTACACCAAAATGGAAAAGAGCTTCATCCGAAACCACCACAGGAACGCCAGCTTCGAGAAGCCCAATAGCGTCAACAGTGACATCCCTGTCTGATTCGACCTCGAAGTGCATGACTACTCCTAAGCGGTTGGAACAGAGAGATAGGTCTTTGATTGTCCAGCAAAAGCCATTCGAACAGTTCTAAACATACTATTATTTACGAATGTAGTTTCGCCACGGTCAACTTGTTCAAAGAACCCATGTATAATTATGCCACCAAGTGTGACATCTGAATGTACTAAAGCTTCAACAGCAGTAGCTCTAGCATCTACTGCTTTACGTTCTATTTCTTCCGGGCCTACTTTACTCCAGTGTAGTTCTACTGAAACCATTAATCTATTTAAGGTTCTGCCGCCTGGAGCAGATACACCTGCAAGCTGTCTAGTTTTACCTAATGCTTGAACTATTGCTGCACTAGCCCGTGGGATCATAGTTTGATTACCCCACAGGACATCATCAAGGAGTAGCGATATCTTATTGGCTTCGATTAAATCGAAGATAGCTTGGGCAACAACTTCATCCTGGTCGGTATGAGGATTGCTCATTCTCTAAACACCTCCATCGTCCAGTATTTGTTGATGCGAGATAGCAACCAGTCTCCGAAAATGTCTTGTATCTTTTCTTCTTCATCAAATCTTAATGATATAAATACCCGAGCGACCATGTTTCTGGTACCAAGTTGATGGAATACACCATATGGTACCTTACCACTAAAGAAGGTAGATCTGAAAGTCAGTTGATCATCTTTAATATCCCACATGTTCTTCTGTGTGGCTGCTTTTCTAAGTCTACCAGTAGAATCAAGAATTCTAAAGCTTCCACCAGCTACTGGAATAGAAGTAGAAATTTTACCAGTTTTGCTTCTAGTAGTAGGTCGCCATGATCTACGCTGTAAAGTAGAATCTTTTAATGCGACCCAGGGTGGACGACCTTGAGCAGCAAAGTTCTTAATAATAGCTGGTATAACTACTTTGTCTAATGATTGTTCGAGAGGTTCTCTGAAACTTTTAATGCTAGCATGAAGCTTATCAATGTCTCTAGCATCAAGATAGGCTCTTCTTCTAAACTCTTCACCATTCATTTCAATGGCAATACCATTTTGATGCAAGCTGCCTATGGCACCGAAAACAGATTGCACATTACTGGCAATAGGTTTACGGGTAGCCATTTAAAACACCTTGCCCATTGAAAACTTTGCTGGTCCTAGTGATGGATCGTCAAAGGTTGGTTCTTGAGCAGAAGATGCATCATTTGGGTAATAACCAGGGCCAGAACCAGCACCTGTGGGTGTTTCTCCAGGTATGTCAATGGTTCCATCGATTAGGCCAGTTATGAGCAGTTCAGCATTTGCACGCAACATTGCGGCATAATCGTTGCCTTCTTCTTGATTCTCACTATAAGCTCGATCGTAAACCCAGGCAACATATGTCTTGGCAATAATTACTTTGATGAGTACTGGTGTTGTACTTGGGTCTAACCAGGCGGTAGTAGCGTAGATACTACTAATACGAGCTAGTACCTCTGTTTCTATTTGTCCCAATAATGATACATCAAGGGCGGACAGGTTCAACTTGGTTGACTCTGCCCACCCTTGTGCATCACTTGGAGTAATAAGTGCCATTACTCCTCGGTTTCTTCAGACCTTTTTAAGCGTCTTCATCCTCAGGGTTAGGAGTAGGCACCTGAACACCAGTGTCTTCAGGTGCAGCTACTGCCTCTTTTGCCGGAGCGTCATCGCGAACTTCAATCGCTCCTGCTTCATGCAGTTCTAGAAGTTGCTTCTTAGAAAGACCAGACTTGGCCTGATCAATCTCATCGCCAGCAGCAATTACGCCATCTGGCCCACTATCCATCTTAATGTTGGTAACTGCATAGATCTTCTTGGCCATTGTACCTCTCCAATTACGCGATTGCGGCCTTGATTAGGTAACCAGCAATGGCAAGACCAGAGCCATCGAGCGCAGTTAGCTTGAGGTCATACCGACGAGAAGCACGGATCAGATCCGACTTTCGTGGTTCCTCACGCCAACGGTCGACATACTGGCTACCCCAGGTGAATTCATATCCGAATGCAGGAATCTTTAGACCTGGACGCGGAGGCACCCATGCCATAACAACATCCTTACCCCACAGG